ACCAGTAGGACCAGTAGCACCTGTTTCACCAGTAGCACCAGTAGGACCTGTTGGACCAGTATCACCAGTAGCACCAGTAGGACCTGTAGCACCTGTTGGACCTGGAATATTTTTTAGAATTGAATAAATTGGTCCATAAGGTGTTCCATCATTTGGATTTATTTCTTGTGCGATTAAATCATAAGTTGATGTTAATTGTTCTCCAATTGGTTTTACTCCCCATCCTCCAACTGCCTTTGGTGCAAGTTGTTTTGGACCAATATTAATAAATGGTGTAGCAAATCCAAATTCTGTATAAGCAAATCCATTATCATCGGCACCTATTCTAGCAAATCCAATTTCAGAAGGTGTTGATAAATTAATTGTTCCTGGTCCAACATAAACTTCTTTCCATAATAAATCAGGAGTACCTAATGAATAAATATCAGATATTTCTGGTACGACATTTCTTGATATCTTAATTTCCTCATCTTTAATTTCTATTGACTCAGAATAATAAATATTATCTGTTCCTTTAGGGTAATTTACGAGGATATTTCCATTATTTTCTCCTTGTATATTTAAAGTTGGTGAATCATATGTTATTTCTTTTGTTATTGTGTCATAATATAAAATTTCTTTATTTTTATTTTTTTTTATTGGTTGAATATATAAACCACTGTTATTTACATCTATTTTATTATTAGTACCATTTAAATAAATTAAATTATTTATGTTTGAACTAGTACCTGAATTATTGCCAATAATAATATTATTTTTTCCTATATTTGTTTGTTCTAAATTATTGCCAATCAATATCGAAGAACTATCAAAATTATTAATTTTATTATTTTTACCTATAATAATATTTTTCATTTCAATGTTACTACAAACAATATAACCCTCATTATTAACAAAAAAGTATTTTTCATTATTATTATTATTTATGAAAATAGAATTATTACTTACTAATTCTTTTTTTAAATTTAATATACCTCTAACATTTATATCATTTGTTAATAATAATGTATTAATATTAACATTCCCATTTATTCCAAAAATTTCATTAAAATAAACTTTTCCTTGTATTTCAACATCTTTTGTATTAACTATGTTTTGATGTATAACTTGTACATTTTTATAATTATCATGTTCTTCTTTATTTTCATAATCAATAATATCTTCAGATTTATCATCAACATTATGAATATAAAAAATATTTTCAGATTCATTTTTTACAATTAATTTATTAGAATTATTATCTTCATTCATAATATAAAAATATATATTTATTTAATATCTTTAAATATATTCACCTATTTATTAAAAAAAATATATAATTATAAAATATAAATGAAAGGCGGACAACTTAAAGAAATTTCAAAATTACCAAAAACAATTATTCGTACATCAGGAGATGTTGCTGTAGATTTATCCAAAGGATTATCTAAAACTTTGGGTGGTTTAACTAATGGACTCGAAATTATTACTGATGCTGTAGGTTCTACTTTAGATAAAATTTCAAAAAATTTAGAAGTTGGAATAATAGAAGTTATACCAAAAGCTGGTGATAAAGGTTTAGAAATGTCTAAAAAACTAGGTAAAGTTATTCAAATAATTCCAATTTTAGGAAAACCAGTAGCATTTGTTGTATCTGGTGCTACTAAAGGTGTTTATTATATAGTAGTTAGTTTAGGAAATGTAACAGGTAAATCTATACGTTCTACTGGTAAAGTAGTTAAAACTGGTTCTGATTTAGTTGTTTTTACGATTCATTCTACTTCTACAACCACCCAATCATTAATGAAAGAAGCTAGTGATGTAGTTCATAAAGTTGCGTATGATATTACTAAAAAATTATAAAATAATATATAAAAATAATGAAACAAAGACTACTATTATTTCAAATTATTAATGCTGAAATAATATCTTAAAGAAATAAATCTATGTAAATATTAGAATGACTTTTATTCCTAGTGTTTTAACAAAAAATGATACTAATAATACTACTACAAAAACTGGAACATCTTATACTGGAGACTCTACATTAGTTACTGGTTATAATACAATTATAGTCACATTAACATCAAATGTAGATTCAAACGCATGTGGTTTAGAAATACAATTTTCGAATGATAACATTACTTGGAAAACTTATTATACAGATACATATTTTACTGGAACCATTTTTTCAAAAACATATAAAATTATTGATAGTTATTACAAAATAAATTATACTACATCAAGCGCAAATTTTACAATTACATCAAGATTAAGTACTGCTATTGATAATGATGATACAAATATTAACAGTTTTTATTCTAATACTGATGATAGTTATCATGATGCTTTTGGAAAATTACGTGTTACTAATCCTTATACTTTATTAGATATAAAATTCCCAAGTGAGACAAGTGCTACACCTGAATATTTAAAAAATAATATGCTTATATGCACAGATTCAAGTAGTGCAACAGCAACATTTGGTTCTTCAAAATGTGTAATGACTACTTCAACAAATGGTGGATATTATATTACTCAATCACGTAAATATTGTATTTATCAACCAGGAAAGTCATTATTGTTTTTAGCATCAGGAATTATCGATGATAGTACTAATACTGGTACATATACTACTAGGATTGGTTATTTTGATGACAATAATGGATTATTTTTTGAAAATAATTCAGATATTTTAAATGTTGTTATTCGAAACACAACAATTGATACGACTATAGTACAAAGTAATTGGAATATTGATAAATTTAATGGAACTGGAATAAGTGGTCTTACTATTGATTTTCAAAAATCACAATTATTTGTCATTGATTTTGAGTGGCTAAGTGTTGGTCGAATTCGTTTTGGTTTTTATTTATTTGGTCGTATTTATTATTGTCATCAAATTACTAATATAAATTCATTAACAGAACCATATATGCTAACACCTAATCTACCCATAAGGCATGAGATTCGATTGACATCTGGTCAAGTCACCTTGACACAAATATGTAGTAGTATAATATCAGAAGGTGGTTATAATCCCATTGGACGTCCATTCAGTATATCAAACAATATTACTGCTATTCCTGCAAATGCTACAGAAACACCTATATTAGCACTAAGAGGCAATCTAGCATCAGCCTCAAGTTCAAATAATCAATATTATCATCAAAATATTGTACCATCATCAATATCCGTATTTGGTGCATCAAAACCAGATTTTATTTTTAGAATAAGACTTTATTTAGCATCCAATAGTCCAACTGTCACAACTTGGACTGCTGTAGATAACAATAGTGTATCTCAATATGCGTTAGGAAGTACAAACATTACAAATATTACTAATACAAACATATTAGTGGACAGTAGTTATGCAAATGGAAAAGGAACTGTTGCTTTTCAAAATTTAGACAGTATCTTTAATAATTTAATTCAAGTTACATCAGATATTAATAATGATAGTGATGTATTTTTAATTACAGCACAAACATTAAGTGGTAATGCTGATATTTATGCTTCAATTAATTGGCACGAAGCTTATTAATTTTATAAAATTAATAATAACATTTGAATATCATTTCAACTTTTAATTCACCATTATAAATATGTGAATTAAAATTCATTTCATATTAATTTATTTCCAATAATATCCATGAATTATTTTCTTTTAATACTTTATTAAGTTGAATAGATAAATTTACTTTTGTAGTAATTTTACTAGTAATTTATTATATTTGTAAATATGGAAGTCACGTTTATAATAGTATCAAAAAATAAACTTCTTACTTAAGATAAAAATAATGGTTATAAAAACATTATGTTTAAATATGATTGTAAAAAATGAATCACATATAATTGAAGAAACATTAACAAATATATTGGAATATATGGAATTAGATTATTGGGTAATTAGTGATACTGGTTCAACAGATAATACGAAACAAATTATTAAAGATTTTTTTAAAAATAAAAATATACCTGGAGAATTATTTGAAGATGAATGGAAAGATTTTGGACATAATCGTTCAGTTGCTTTGTCCCATGCTTATAATAAAACAGATTATTTATTTATTTTTGACGCAGACGATAAAATTATAGGTAATTTAGTAATTGATAAAGAAAAAATTAATATTGAACAATATGATTTAACATTTGGAAAAGAATTTACTTATGTTCGTCCATTATTAATATCAAATAGAAAACGTTGGATTTATGAAGGTGTATTACATGAATATCTTTCTCCATTAGAACCAATTACAAGTAATCAAATATTACCTGGGGATTATTATATAGAATCACGACGATTCGGATCACGAAGCAGTCACCAAGATAAATATGAAAAAGATGCTACTATTTTAACAAAAGCATTTGAAGAAGAAAAAAAAGAAGGATTAAAAAATAGATATGCCTTTTATGCTGCACAAAGTTATAAAGATTGTAATCAAATAGATAAAGCAATTGAATGGTATTTAAAAGTAATTAATCTAAATAATTGGTGTCAAGAAAAATATCATTCTTGTTTGATGCTGGGTGCTTTATTTTTAAAGAAGAATGATTTTGAAAATGCTTTAAAATTTTTGATATTAAGTTATAAATATGATCATGAACGTTTGGAAGGTATTGTACTAGCTATGGAGTTATGTTTTAAAAAAGATATGCACACATTAGTACATTCATTATATGAAACATATAAGGATATAAAAGTAAATTTAGTTAAAAAATTATTTGTGACCACTACTTATTATAATCATCATATGGATTTTTATAATTCAATTAGTGCTTTTTATATTAATAAACATGAATCAGGATACCAATCAATTAAAAATATCATTAATTCTGAAAAAATTGAAGAAAGTAAGAAATTTTTGACTTTAAATAATATGCAATTTTATCAACAAAATTTATTAAAAGATAACAATTTAACACTTGATTTTTTTTATAAAGTAAATGACATTATTATAAAAAAAGGACAAAAACACACCTTAAATAATGAAGAAATAAAACATTGGAACATCATTTTTCAGAAAGTTCGACAAAATTTAACTAAATATAAATTATATAAATTTGAAAATAAAAAACAACCAAAAATATTTTTAAGTTTTACAACATGCATGCGACTTGATTTATTTAGACAAACTATAAATTCTATATTAAATCAATGGCTTGATAAAGATAAGATTGATTATTGGTTCTGTGTAGATGATAATTCATCAGAGGAAGAACGTAATTATATGAAAAGTTTATATCCTTGGGTAGATTATTATATGAAAGATAAAGAAGAAAAAGGACATAAGAAGTCAATGAATATTATTTATAATAAATTAAAAGAGCTGCAGCCAACTTATTGGATTCATATGGAAGATGATTTTTTATTTTTTGAACAAAATCATTATATAGAACAAGCAATATATGGGTTAGAAAAATTAAAAGAATATAATGTAAGACAAATATTATTTAATCGTGAATATGGAGAAGTAATTAGTGATTATAATATTATAAGTCATAAACAAATTTCAGGACAAAGTGATTATTGCTTACATAACTATGAACCAAATAAAAAATCAAGCCATGTAAATTGTTATTACTGGCCAATTTATAGCTTTCGTCCATCTTTGATAGATGTGAAAACTATATTAGAGCTAGGAGACTTTGAAACAGATGAAACATTTTTTGAGCACGCATATGCTTTAAAATGGGTTAAGTCAGGATATCAATCGGCATTTTTTAATAAATTAACCAATATTCATATTGGAAGATTGACGTCAGCCATCCAACTTTGAAATGTTTTTGCTATAGATTTTCTTGATTGTGCAATAAGACGATATAATTCTTTTCTGTTATAAATAAACATTTTTGCTCTCCGCCAAGGGTGTCAGTACTAAGGGCACCCTTTTCATCTTCATTAAAATCTTTAATTGAGTTTCTTATTTTTTTTATATCCAATATTTTAGCAATTTGATTTGCTTGAAATAATGGTTCTTCATGAGTTCCTTGTATATTTACATGAAACTCATCTGTATTTATTTTGAATGCTTTTAATATATCCATTTTGTTTTCTAAATATTATTATAATTATTTATTTAAACTATTTTGGGATAATCATAACTTAATTATGTATCATATTTTTTATAATTTTTTAAAATTTATATAAAAAAATATTTTATATAAATCGAGTATATGCTACCTTGACTAAATTTAGATAGTATATAATCTACAATAGATGTTTATTAATCAAAAATAAAATCACCAATGTCATAATTATATTTTTCTTTTATTTTCTTTCTAAAATCTTCATATATAACATTTTTATCTTTATTTTTATTAAAAGATTATTAACCAGCATTGAATGATCCGCAAACTATGCCTATACTCATATTATTTGTATCTAATAATTCGCAACTAGAAAGTTCTTTATTAGTCCAAAAAGGGATTTTTTTTATACTATAATTATTTTCCTCTATTTCAACACCACCATTGAATTGTGCTATTCTACGTGCTTGTAATTCTGTATATGCACTAATTACAAAACTATCATAACAATCATAACTAATTTTAGATATAGCTTTAAGTTTATATATTTTTAAGCGCGAAGAATTATTTTTTATTATTGAATCTGGATTAATTCCATTAATATTTTTAATATTTACTGAATTATTTACTGGATTCCATGTTTTTCCCATTCTTTTTTTATAAGCAAACCCTTTATTTAAATTTAAATTTGTATATACTTTATTTGAATCTTCACTAATAATTTTTCCATATAATTTTCCACTTTTTATATTTTTTACATATTTACCTATTAGAGTAGTTTCCATTATATTATATATATAATATAATAATTTGAATATTTTTTATTAAAAATATTTATTATATAAAAATTAAAAAAAATATAAGTAAATATAAATTTAATATAATATTATTAATATGAAAAATATATAATAAATAATATTTTTTTATGACAAAATATGGGTCATTGGGTTGGTACTTTACGATATTTTTTTACCTTAAATAAGAATAAATTATTTTCAACTGGACCACGATATGATAGTCTAATTATTCATGAAAATAAATTATTATCATACGTAAGTTATTGTGGTGTGATTATTTGGGATACAGATTCTTATGAAATAATAAGACGTTTTTTCATATATCCAAATTTTCATATAGATTATATGTCTATTTATAAAAATAATTTATATGTAGAATCTCCATTACAGCATTTAGAACAACAATCAGAACATAATTCAGAACAACATTCTAAAAAATAAAAAAAAATAAAACATACTATTATGAAATTTATGGGGTTTATCTAATAAATTAACAAATGATATTAAGTATATGGAAAAGAATTTAGATAATAAAAAAATTACTAATTTTGAAAATTATGTAAATAAATTACATAAAATCATATATGTTTTTATATTTACATATTATATATGGGTGCTTTCACAATTTTTGATATACTAACAGATAATCCTGGTATTATAAAAGTTGAACATAATAAAAATCTTTATGAATGGCATAATAAAGTGCGGGTTATTCTGAAAGATGGTTCGATATCAGATATAGGATATTATAATGGTGAAGGAAGTGTTTATATAGGAAAAGAAAAAAAATATTTATTTGATTTTTTTTCAAAAAGAAAAGAATATTGGGTTGCTGATAGTGATACAATTAATTTTAATTATGAATATAATGGATTTTTGATGAATAATTATGTTTATAATAAATTACTAACGAATAAAAATTATAAAAAATGTACCAAAGATAAAAATTTATATGAATTATTATTATCTTATATTCCTAAAAAGAAAAAAAGTTTAAGTACAAATCTCCTTGGAATCCAACAAATTTACATACCG